CGCTGCTGCTCGGCCAGCTCCACCGCCTGGCGGGCGGCATCCACGGCCGCGGCCACCAGGGCGCGATCATCGGGGCGGCGGTTGAGCATGAGGGCCAGCTGCTGCGGCTGCAACCGGGTGAGCAGATGGGCGGTTGCGGCCTCGAGGCGGTAGCTGATGCCGTTGCAGGCTCCAGCTTCATGGCGCCGCCTGCTGCACCTGAGATAGCGGTAGTGCTGGCCGGGGCGTGGGGTGCTGCAGAACGTCTCGATCGGGGCCCCGCAGCTGCATCGGGTCAGCCGCTGGCCGATCCACCAGCAGGCGCCCTGAGCCGCGCGGGCCGATGGATTGCGCTGGCGGCGCTCGAGGGCACGCTGCACCAGCTCCCACTGCTCACGGCTGACCAGGGCGGGGAAATAGTCGGCGTGCTCCACCGGGTAGCCGGCGGCCCGCTGGAGTCTGAGCAGTCCATAGGCCGCGGGATTGCGCAGATGGCGTGTGACCCCGCCTGAGGTCCACGCGCGGCCGGGGGTGACGGGCGGCACGGCCTGGGCGTTGAATTCGCGGGCGATGGTGGAGGATCCCACCTCGAGGGCGCGGTCGAATATGGCGCGGGCGATCGGGGCCCGGTCGTTGAGAGTCCAGCGGTCGCCGTCGCTGCTGATCCACCAGGGCGCGAGCCGATCAGGGCGCACCACCTCGCCGGCGGCGACTCGATCGCGGGCCTGCTGCCAGTAGCTGGAGAGGCGGCGGGACAGGCGAACGGAGTAGCGATGGGCGGCCCTGATTTCGTCCATCAGGTCCACCAGCAGGCGGTCATCCTGCTCGAATGCCGCGGCCGAGTAGGTGACGCCATCCCGCAGGCTGACCAGCACGACGCCGGCGGCGAAGATGCCGGCGAGCTCGCCGAGCAGCCGGTGGCCGGCCTGGCGCGTGAAGCGGTCGATTTCCTCCACCAGCAGGGCCGGGCTGGGCCCCAGCTGGCCGGCGATCGCCTGATCGATCCAGTGGCGCAGCGGGGCGCCGTCGCGTAGGTGGCGACCGCTGTAGGCGGAGCCGGTGAACTGGAACGTCTCGGCGAACGTATAGCCGTGCCGATCGCACCAGGCGCGGGCCAAGCTGTCATCGTGCTGGCGCTGGAGGCCGGCGCCGGCTGAGGCCTGCTCGAGGGAGCTGACGCGGGCGTAGGACCAGGCTGATGGCATCGGCGTCTCGGCAGTATGGAGATAGGTTACCGATTCCCGAATCGCGCACCTCTCTGCGCACACTCGCTACAATGGGATCAGGCCACAAGCTGGATAGCGCGCCCCAGCCACTCTCCGCCGTGGACAAGGGATCGGCCAGCCTGGCCCCGCGAGCTGCGATCGAGGGGCACCCAATCAACCCGGGCAGGCCGAGCGCGCCGCCCGGACAACCGGACAGAAACATGAACACCGTCACCATCGCCGGTCACGCCGGGCGCATCACGGGCACCACCATCCAAGTGGCGCGTCAGCTCAACAGCCAGATCGATTGGCGCGAGGTCATCACGATCACCGCCCTCGGGCTGGTCACGCTGGTGCTGATGACTTACGAGGCCGGTCGCATCACGGGCGCCACGATCCACCGCCTGAACGACTGGCTGGCCCGTGAATGGGTCAGCGCGCTGGGGCTGATCGAGCGGCCGCCGGCAACGATCAAGGAATCCTTGACGGTTCCCGCCGCATGGGCCCCGCAGCCGGTCCCAGCCCCCATCGCACCCATGCCCCCCATGGCGCGTGCCGTCGCGCTGGTCCGCTGCACCGGCTGCTCACAGCGGCAGGCCGCCAAGCGCGCAGGCGTCAGCCGCACTCAGCTGCAGCGGGCGCTGGCAGCAGCCTGATCAGCCCCGCCGGCGCCAGCGTCCCCACCACCCGGCGGGCTCCTGCTGGCGCTGCTCGGCCTGCAGCTCGCGCGCGGCCTGGGTCAGCCACGACTCGCGCGCAGCTGCTGGTGCGCTGCTGGGCGCTAGGGCCCGGCGGGCCTCGAGCTCACAGATCCCGGGCGGAGCCTGAGGTTCTCGTGGGCCAGGGCGGCGGCCAGCTCGGCCACCTGTTCCGGGTTCTTGTGCGCATCGCGCCTGAGCTGCTGCGCCTCCATCGCCAGCTGAAACTCTGATTCGGGCGCCACCTCAGGCACCAGCCACTCGCCCCAGCCCATGGCTGCATCTCAAAGGATGCGCCAGTCTGTCTAAGTAGACGCATCGGCGCCAATGGAAGCCCCCACGCTCCAGATGGTCATTGTTGATGGGCAGCCGGTCTACGAAGTCCGCCTTGGGCTTTCAGTCTTTCGCCACCGGGACCGCTGGCAGGCTGAGGTTGTGGCGCACTCGTGGGCGGCGCTCAGTAATCCCACACCACGCGCGGCCGGCCCTGCCTGATGCCGGTGTGGACGAATCCCTTGGGCGCCCCCTTGCCGGTGCTGTAGGGCCAGGCGCGCAGGGCCCACTCCTGCACCTCCTTGATGTTCGCCCCGTCGATGTACCAGTCCAGCGCGCCCACGCCCGGGGCGTTGTAGAGATGCTCACTGGCGCTGGCACCACCCACGGATCGGTTGATCTCGGGCGGGCGGAAACCGCTGGTGATGATCACGGGCTTGCCGCCAAACGCAGCGCGGGCCTTCTCCAGGAACTGGCAGAGCTCCAGCGCCAGATCGCACTGATATTGATGCCGGAAGCGGCGGGCCTCCTGCCCCAGCGCCAGTTCGCCGTAGGTGATGTGCGGTGTGACCCTGAAGCTGAACGGTGAGTTGGGGGTGAATTTGGCAGCCTGCTGCGCGGGCAGCTCCAGCGGGGGCGCGCCATTGAACAGGCGCACCTCATCGGCCCGGCGCCGCGTCAGCCCTTCGACAGGGCCGCCACCGGCGCGATTCCACCGGGGCAGCTCCTCGGCCACCACCTTGGCGGGATCATCACCGGCGAGCAGCCGCTTGCGGAGCGTGGAGTCTTCCAGCGCGCCGGCGCCCACATTGTAGGTGAACGACACGATGGCCGCGGTTTGATTTGGCTTCCACTCGGCGGCCATCGGCAGCAGCCCCAGCACCTGAGCACCCTTGGCCCGCACGCCCTGCTCAAGCAGCGCATCGGCCTCCGCTTGGGTGATCGTCTGCCCGGGCTGCACCGGCTTCCCGGCGATCACCGTGGTGCCCCACCCCACCGTCCACACGCCGGCCACGTCCTGATAGGCGGTGAGCTTGCACCCTTCCCAGCGTTTGATGATCGTCAGTGCGGGCGTGAGCCAGGCCGGGGGCGGCGCACCCGCGGGGCTGCCGGTCGCGCGCCAGAGCTCAGTGAATCCGCGCTTCTGATCGTCGGTCAGCGATTCATCCAGCGCTGTGAGTGCCGCCAGCTGGTGGGGCGTGAGGGTGCCCCGCTTGGCGGCCTCCTGAGCCGCAGCACGGACGGATGCGTAGGCCATCAGGGCAGCCAGCGGCGGCCTTTCTTCTGCGCCTCATCAGAGGCAATGCCCCGGAGCGCAGCCCTCAGCAGATCAATCCATCCGTTGGATTTGATGCGCTTCGACTGGCTCAGCGCTTCGGAGACGATCAGCAGCGCGGTGGCCACGGCGGCCAGCTCTTCGGGTTTCATCGGGTGCCCTCCAGTCGAAGGATTCGGTCGTCTTGAATCTGGTCGTTGGCCTCGAGCCGGCGCAGCCGTTCCTCAGACTGAGCGGTGAAGCGCTTCAACTCCGCATCCACCGTAGCCAGCCTGTTCGGCACCAGGACGGCAATCGTCCAGACACCAGACACCAGCGCCAGCACGCCGGCCGCCATGAGCACCGCGGCCACATCCGAGAACACCACCCGGGTATCAAGGAAGCCTTGTCGGCGGCGGTTAAGCACGGTGCTGAGGGCAGCGTCAGCCTTCGCAATGTTAGACGGGTGTGCGGTCGTCATACCGCCTCATTGCGCCACACGCTGCCGTCGTACACCAGCCGATCATCCAGCTGCGGATCGGTGATGATCACATCTTCCAGATCGTCCAAGTAGATCACGGTGCTGCGGGCGATCTGAAGGCTGCTGCCCTCCACCGTGTTCTCATGCGTCCGCACCGGCAGGGTGCCGCTGATCGACAGGCTGAAGTTGTCCAGCGTGGTGGTGACGCTGGTCTGACCCAGCGGTGATTGATTGAAGCTGGCCATCAGGTCGTCCGCGCGAGGAACAGCGGGCTGGCGCCAGTCACGGAGGAACTGGCCGCGGCAAACTCCATCACCTCCCACTCCTCCGTAGCAGCAGTCACCACCATCGTGTCCCCAACGCTGAAGCTATTGGTCGCGTAGTGGAACGTGAGGCCAAGGTCTGCCGGCAGCGAATCCACCACGTAAGGGTTGTGCGGCAGGCTATGGAACACCGGATTGCTGTTGGTGCTGTAAGCAGGGTTTGTGGCGGAGAAACCAACAGGAAGCAGCACAAGCGCATTGGTGGCCGCCCAGTTGCTGGCGGCCGTGCTGGAGTAGCCCGGCCCAACGTAACCCGTAAGCCATATATTATTGGCAATCCCGGAGCTGTAATCCGAGGCAGTTGTGCTCGAATTCAGCGCAGATCCAATAGTCAGGTCTCTCCTCAGGCCAGGCCCACGCGCAAATGATACGTAGCCGGCGCTATTGACCAGGCCACAAGCTACATGACTGAATCCGCAATATGCACCCCTGTCCAGATCCAGCCAGCTCTGAAGCGCCATCGTGGCAGGCGTGATCGTGAAGCATCGTCGCTGTGTGCCATTCTCGATAACATACCAAGATTGATCCGCATCGGTGCCGCTGGTGTAGCGGTGCAGCCGGGCCGTGCTGGTGCTGGCGCCAGAGAAAAACTGCCAGTGATTGCTTGTGCTGTTTGTAGTGGTGCTGAAATAGTCCAGATACTGGGTGCCGGCAGGCACGTCCGATCCAGTCGTCCAGCCAGTCGCCACGTGCAAATAGGCTCCGCTGGTGGTGAACTGGAACCAGTAGTAGGTGGTGCCGTAGGTGGCGCCGCCGTCATAGGTGACAGCCAGCACTCGATTTTCGACGCTCCCTGACGTGAAGCTGTCATGCCATGCGGTCATCAATCCGCTGGCGACAAATGCCGACTCAAAGATGGTCGCCAGCTGTGAAGCGGTCCAGGTGCCGGTCGCGGTGTAGGTGGCTTTTGTGACCGCCATCAGAATGCTCCTTAGGGCTGGCTCCACCAGCTGGAGCCATTGTAGGTGAGCTGATCACCAGCAACAGGCACACCTAAGCCCACATCCAGCAGGCTGCCAAGGTGGTTCGGGAGCCCCTTGAACGTGGCAGACCAGGGTGCCGTCACCAGCTCCACCGACACGTTCACCAGGGCGCAGCCCACATTCACGTAGGACGGCGGGGATGCGTAGCGCCACTGGTGGCCATCCACCAGGCTGGCGGGCATTGGGTCTTCAGCGCACCACACCACTGCCGGCAGATCAAAGGTGTCGTAGGTGCTGCTGGCCTGATTGAAATGGATCCTGAGCACACTGCTTTGATCCAGCGTCAATCCCAGATACGTCAGCGCCAGCTGGTGGTCATGCGAGCCGATCCCCTGCCGCACTGCGGCGGCCGCACCCCGCGCACCATTCCAGACGGTGGCCGGAAATCGGCCGTGGGTGAACGTCCGGGATGACGGGATCAGATCTGGGAAATCAGGTGCGCTCACGATGCCGCCACCAGCTCGATGCTCACATTGTGGAGCGTTCCACGGGTCTGCACCTGTGGCTGGCCGGCATAACGCCACGTCAGGCTGGCCGGCACCACGGTGTCGGTGAAGCCTGAAAGCACCACCGCCGACAGCGCAAACGGGAAGTTCGATCCGTTCTGCGTGCGGTAGTGCGCCAGCAGCAGATCCAGCTCTGCCCGGGTCAGGTGTTCATACTGCAGTGCGAGCCGCTGCCCCACCGGCAGGCTTGCATCGCGCCATCGGATCTGCGCCCCGCTGATTGCCGTGGTGGTGCCGTAGGGGATCTCACCCTGCACAAACGTGCGGCCGGCGGGCTCGAGGGAGGGGAAAATGGCCATCAGCCTCGGTAGCGGTAGCGGATCACGACGATGCCATCCCTGCCGGCATAGCCCGCACTGGTCAAGGTGCCGGGTGATGCCTCCACGCCATTCAAGCCACCACCGCCAGACCCTGGCGTGATCAGCGTGGCGCCGGCCGTGGGCGATGGGACAGAGGTATCACCCACGCCACCACCGCCGCCGCGGCCAAACTCGATCGCGGTGCCGAAGATGCTGCTGGTGACACCCGCGCCGCCGGCACCGCCCACGCTGCTGCTCACCGCATTAGACCCAGCGCCACCTGCCCCGCCTGCACCGCCGTAGGTGCTGCCGCTCGCGGTGCCGCGGGCGTTGCCGTTGCCTGATGCCCCGTTCTGCACAAACGTGGGATCAACACCGCTAAATGCGTTGCGGCCGCCTCGAGCACGGATGATCAGGTTGGTGGCACCAGAGACCGGCCGGGCGTTGGGCCCGTCGTAATAGCCCGCGTTATAGGAGATGACCGAATCCGAAAAATCAGCCGTATTGATGAAGTCGCCGGATTCGCCGAACTGCCCAAGATATTCCTGTATGTAGCTGAAGCCAGCGCCCACCCTGCTGCCGTAGATCAGGCCGTTGCGCCCGTAGTGAACAGAGTAGAAGCCGGGGGTGGCGGCAATCGTCTGCTCGATCACCTCGCCACCGCCGCCGGGCTGGAAGCAGCCGAACCCGGGCGAGAACGCCATCCCACCACCACCCACGGCCAGCACGTCCATGGTGCCGCCGATGGGAGTGGAGAAAATGCGGAATCGGGTGTTGGCGGGGGCATCTGTCAGCGGTGGCGCCTGCGCCGCAAAAATGGTGCTGATCAGGCTTTGGATGTAGGTGCTGCTGGTGCTGCCGATCAACGATGCCTGATTGGTCTGCCCCGTGAAGGCGAAGACTCCGCTGTTGATCAGTTTTTTGTAGATCCGCCGGCCGTTCAGCTCATACCACAGATGGGCTTCAGACGGTTCTGCGCTGAATTCAGGAAAAACACTGGACTGGATCGTGGCCAGCCCGAACACGTGGTATTTGTAGTCGCCCTGATAAAACACGGTGCCGCCCGTGGCTGAGATGTAGTTCGAGCCGCCAACCACCGCGGCGGATGGGATGCTGTCGTAGGCCGGCAGGTCGGACCAATCCTCAGGTGTCTGCGCGTCCAGAAACGCCACGGCCGTGATCTCCTGCGCCACCTGGCTGGCGCCCGTGGTGTCTCGCGGGAAGTGCGTGGCGGTCACGCTCACGTTGCCATCAGGCGCAATGCCCACCGCCGTGGCGCGGTAGACGTAGCTCTCCCGGCGGGCGGTCATCCCGTTGGGCATCACGTCCCGCTGCAGCAGGAACAGATCCCCCACGGCAGGCGCCGTCACTGATGGCAGCAGCTGGAACTGCACGGAATGGCCCACGTAGAGCCGTTGCGCCACGATGTACCGGCCAATCCTGATGGCCTGCGACTCCGAGACGCAGAACCCACTCAGGTCGTACTGCTCGAACGGCCCAGCGGTGGCGCGGCCTGTGTAGCCCACCGCCGTCTGCTTGATCGCGCCCACGGTGGCAGGATCCCGCCAGGTCATCACCGCCTGAAATGGCTTGCGATCTGCGGTGGGCACGTATTGCACCTCCAGCGAACCCGTCACCAGATCCGCTGCGGTGTAGGAATAGGCCGGCGTGACAAAGGCCGTCGAGATGGTGTAATCATCAGCCACCGGCAGGGCAGGGATCAGGCCGCGTTTCCCTTGATTGACGGTGTAGATGCAGAGCAGCAGCGGCGCCGTGCGGGACAGATACTCCTCCAGTGAGGCGGTGCCGGTCAGCACCCCGCTAAATCGGATGCCCTCTGCATCGAGAAACTGAGCTGTCAGCTCCAGCGAGTCATCGTCAATCAGCGCGCTGTTGAGCTCGCCCGATGCCACCAGCAGGTATTTCGCCAGGTCCGCGAAATTGTTGCTGGGGCCCACGATGCCGTCCACATAGCGGGTCACCTGCAGACCATCGCGCAGGTAGACGTGAACCTGCCGGTCCCAGTTGGCCGGCGCAGTCAGTGCGGCATAGCACCCCAGCACCGTCAGATCCTGGAACGATCCGCCGCCACCGTTCTGCGATGGGATGTCATCCAGCGTGGCCGATGGGTGGAATGACGTGTTGACGGTGACGTTGTAGGGCAGCGCCTGGTATTCCTGCACCAGGCTGTAGCTGGGCAGCGTGTTGAACAGAACGCTGCCGTAATACACGTCCGCGTCAGGGATGGCGGGATACTCACCCTGTCCAATCACTATCGTGTAGTTGATCTCTACATTGTTGCTGGCATCCACGATGAAGCCGTACTGAACGCACGGCGGGCTGATCCAGCAGCCGCCCAGCCCATCCACCTCCCTGCAAAACACGATCGGCACGCCGGCGCCGGGCGTCACGGCGATCATGGCAACATCCAGCCCATTCACGGGAACCGCTGCATCGGCCGCGGCGATCTCCGCACGGACCTGCTGCGTGTTGGGCTCAGTGGCGCGCGCACTTTGCGGCACGCCCCTGGTGGATGATGGCGCCGACTCGCCCAGCCGGAACAGGAAGGAGCTGCCGCTTTGCATCACAGGATCGCCGGAGTGCCGACCAATGCGGTGGTAAACCGCAGCGGTGGTGCATTCAGTCTGCCGATTCTGCTGCCGAGCGTGATCGTGAGCATGTTTCCACTGAGTCGGCCGCTGGTGATCTCGCCCGCAAATGCCCCCCGTGGCGTCATGCCGCCCCATGTCTGAAGCGGTGTGCTCCAGGTGTTGACCGAATCCCAGCCGCCAGACGTGTGGTAATGCGTGCCAGCGTCTGGGTTGTAGGTCATCAGATCTACCTCCCAGATCCAGCTGAGCGCCACACTGGCGTGGTAGATCGTCACTACGTCGGGGAGCTCCGGCAAGGTCAGCGTGAGGCTGGCCACGTCGCCAGTGCTGGTGTTGGTGATGCTGCCGACGCTGAACGGCAGGAAACTGGCGCCGTGGATGATCTGCCCTTCCCAAAACGCCTGCCAGAAGGCCTTGGTGCCGCCTGAGCTGTAGACGTGGCAGTAGGGGACGACAGCGGTTGCCATGGCTCAGACCCCCACCAACTGGCGCACGTTGCTGTTGCCGGTGAGCAGCGCCATGGTCTGCTGCACTGCCTGCGTCACCGCCATGCTGAGATCAGTCTTGCTGACGTACTGCTGGCCGCCCATGCTCATCACGGGCCCGGTCTGGATGTTGACCGCCATCGGGCCGCTGCTGGTGGACGTGGCCGGCTGCAGCACCTGACTGCCTCGAGCACCACCTAGGAACGCAGTGGATGCCGCGGCCATCTTGCTGGCCGGGATCACATACTCAGGCTCGCCGCCCTCACCGATCAGGGCCGGGGTGGGTTTGGTGACGTAGCCGCCGGTGGCCATCCGCCGCAGGGCCGTATCAACGCCCAGCAGCTGCTCCAGGTTGAGCGTGCCGCGGATGGCATCTGCCAATCGCCGGGCTTCAATCGTGCCTTCCTCCCGCAGATCACGGATCCGCTCGGCCGTGTCCTGAATGCTCTCCTGGTAGTTGTACGCAGCCTCAGCCGCCAGCAGCGTCTCCTGCTGCACGCTCATCCACCCGCGGGACACCCGCACCACTGCCAGATCCACCTCCCGGATTTCGTCGTGCAAACGGATGGTGTGGGTGGTGGCGGCTTCGATTTCGGCGCCGATCCGCGCGGCACCGTCTCCCACCTCAGTCACGATCCCTGACAACGCCACCATGGCGTCCTGGGTGCGCTTGGTCTGCGCTTCGGCCAGTTCCTGCTGATAGGTGAACTCAGCCGCATCAATGGCGATCATCCGCTCAATCCGGGCATTCTCCAGCAGCAGCTTCCCGCGATCCACCGTGGCGTCCATCTGCCGGAGTGCCAGCTGGTAGGCGGCCAGCGCGGTCTGAACCGATCGCCTGTGTGCTTCGGTGACTTGCCCTTCCGCCTCTGCCACGTCCAGCGTGGCCTGAGCCTCCAGCAGCTTCAGCTCAAGCTTGTCGGCTTCAAGCGACTTCTGAGTATTGGCCTGCGCGATGCTGTTGTCAGCCGCCTGGTAGGCGATCTCAGCGTTGCGGATGGCCAGATTGCGCAGCTCCAGCAGGGCCGCAGCGTCTTCCTTGTAAGACTTCGATACCTTCAGCCGCTGCTCGGCCTCCTGCTTCTGGTAGTCCAGCGTGGTCTTGTAAATGTCCTTCTGCGCGTCCAGCACGTCGTTTTGGCTGGCAATCTCGGCGGTAGCGAACTGAAGCTGGGATTCGTAAACCTCATACTCTGTCTTCACACTCTCCAGCAGGCCCTTAAAGCGCTCTTTGGCGCCGTTCTGAAGCTCCAGCTCTTTGCGTTGACGCTCTGCGCTTGCATTCAGTTCTTCTGCTTTTTGCTTGGCTTCCTGCTGTTTCTTGACCTGTTCATTCCATGCCAGCGCCTGCTTGTTCAACACGTCAAGCCGGGCCGCGTCAACTCCTGACATGGCGCGGAGCCCATCCAAGAACCCTCGCACCAGTTCGTTGTTGAACAGCCGGACCATATTCCCCACCATTGGCGGCAGGGCAATGGCGATCGTGTCCAGCACGCCGGGGATCTCCACGGCCGACTCCAGCCAGCTCTTCTGCGCGATCCCCACGGCGTCCAGTTCGACGCCTATTTGGCGCAGCTCCGGACTGTATTTCGACAGGTTCTCAAAGTAAAAGCCCAGCATCTGAGCCTCGGCCACCACGTCTCGGATGGCCGGCACCATCAGGGCGGTGAAGTTGGTAGCAAGCTCGCTAGCGAATCGTGCCAACTCGGCAAACGCAGGAACCAGCTCCTTCGCAATCAGCGCCTGCATGTCCGAGAATGCCGCGGCCATCTTGGCGCCGGCATAGGAAGCGCTTCCCTGCAGCTGCTCAAGGTTTGCCCCGCCTTCGGCCGCAGCGTTGCGCATGGCTTCAATGACCACCGTGCTGGTGATCTTGCCTTCAGCCGCCAGCCCGCGGAGCGCTCCAACCGGCTGTCCCATCACCTGCGCCACTTCGGTGAGGATCCCCGGCACCTGCTCGGCCACAGAGTTGAATTCATCGCCCCGCAGCGTGCCGGAGCCAAGCGCCTGGCTAAGCTGCATGAACGCACCCGAAGCAGCCTCAGCCGTGGTGCCGGATTGCATGGCAAGGCTGTTGAATCCCAGGTAGACGTTGTTCACGTCTTGGAGGCTGATGCCCAACGGCCTGAGGCGGGCGTAGATGTCGGCGAACCCGCTGGCGGCTTGAATTTGCGACTGGCCAAGCAGCGCAGCGTTTTGAGCCACCAACTGCTGCACCGCGTCATACTCGCCAAACCCCTCTGACAGCATCCGCAGTCGCGTCTCCGTCTGCGCAAGGTTGAAGCCAGCCTGAACAGATGCCTGAGCAAACGCCATCGTCTGGTAGGCGGCATCTTTGAGGACGCTGCCCAGTGCCACACCCGCCGCCATCCAGATTGCCTGCTTGTCGGCGGTATCCTTTGCCGCCTTGCCGTGGTGATTTACGGCTTGAGTTTGCTGCTCAATCGCCCGGGTCAACGCCAGAACAGCCGCCTGACCATCAACCTTGGCGGTGAGCTCCAGCACCGCGTCCATGTTGATTGCCATCACGCCTCCTGGAATGCCTTCAGCGCCTCCTGCTCCATGACCCGAAGATCGCGGAAGAGTGCCGCCCTGTCAGCTTCAATGCTAAGCCAGCCCATCACAGCATCCACCGCGTTGTAGTCCAGCCCGATGGGCCCGCCGGATCCAACCCGCCACTGCGTGCTCACCGCCAGGAATAGCTCGAGCGCCGGCCAGTTCTCCGGCCACACCCTGAAATTCGTCTCCTGCCGCGGCAGCTTTACACCCATCATCGCCGCCTCATCATCTGCCACCACGTCAGCGCCGTTCAGCCAGTGCCGGACGGCGCCCCTCAGTTTCCCTCTTTCGCTGCCCTCAGGCTCTTACACCAAGCGGTCATCACGGCCGCGGCTACACCCGGCACGCTCAACAGCTTGCCCTTCGCCGCCTTGCTGAACGGCACCTCACCGCCCTTGCCGTCCTTCACGTCCGACCAACCAATCAGCAGCTCCTCAGCAATGTCACGATCGCTCATGCCCGCCGCGGGCTGCCCATCCGGCAGGCTCATCGCGTACTCACGCCCCGCCCGTAGCAGCTGCTCCGTCCGCTCCTGAGAGACCCGGGCAAACCGTGCCTCAAACGTCTGCGTCTCGTGGCCACCATCCACGGCAAGGCTGAACTCAACCGGCCAGGTGTAGCCGTCCGACAGATCCAGAACGAAAGCCATCAGGTGAACGCCAGAGAGAGTTCGTCATTGCCGCTGGATGGCGTCGCCACGAACGGCAAGTTCAGCATCCTGATGCCATCAGAATCCGAATCCTCTGGCATCGTCAGATCGGCATAGGGCACGTTCAGCGTGAGAATGTTCCCGGCCGCGGTCCCATGGGCAAAGGTGATCGCTCCAGTGGCCTCACCAGTGGCGTTGGTGTAGTAGTTCTTGGTGGCAACCGTCACCGCCTCAATCAGCACGTTGCCCTCGGTCTTGCGATCCGTGATCAGCACCTCCTTGGTGCAGCCAACCAGCTCGCGGTAGACAATGCTGTTCCCCAAGTTCAGATTGAACTCCTGCATACAACCGGAGTAGCTGAATGCCGAGAAGCTCGCGGTGCTGGTATGGGTGAAGATCAGCGGTTGAGCCTGGTTGCTGTAGGTGGCAGACGGCAGTGACACATCCGTCGGGGCGGCATACAGCCCCGTCATGGTGAACTGGATCGTCGGGATCACGCCCACCCGCCCGGCCAGTGTGAACGTCCCCCGGCAACCCGTGATCAGGTGCCGCATCCCATCGTTGTGATAGGCCAACGTCACGCTCTCAAACGCACTGGAGATCGGGGCGTAGGTGACGCTGGTGCTAGCAACAATGGTCTCACCCAATCCGCACGCCCTCAGCAGCGGCCCGTACTTCGGCGCAGTGCCCGCAGCGCCCGATCCGGCCAATTCCACGGTGCATTGGATCTGCACCCTTTTGTTAGCCATCAGCTGCGGGCTGGCACCCATGAACGGGCGCAGCAGCTGGCGATCCACCATGTCCGCCTGCAGCGGCGTGATGTTCAGATCACGCACCAACACCGCATCCGTCCCCGCGGGGCTGGAGCTGGTGCCATACGTAGACTCAATCTTTGCCAGGATCAGCCGGCGGCGGGATAGCAGGGGCATCGGGGGATTCCTCGGGTGTGGCGGGGGCCGTGCGTTCGATCAGCTCCAATCCCTTCTCCGTGAGCAGGTAGGAGCCGCCTTCCTGGGGGCGCGGCGGTTGGGCGTGTTTCGCCATCAGTCTACGCAGGCAGATAGAGAAAGCCTAGGATCACTGAGCCGTGATGCTGGTGACACTCGTACGGTATCGGACCGCCCAAGTGATCACCGTCCAGCTCGCCACCTGGTCCGCCTTCTCAATCTGCGGATCGACGCTGACCGGGATCACATCCATTGCCAAACCGCCCAGCGTGCGATCGGCCATGAGCTTGGCATGCACGTCGGCGATGATCGGATCCGCCACCTGATCAGGAATGGCACCGCGCACGTAGACGGCCACGGTGACAGTCAACCGCCAATCCAGCTTGCAGATGCTGAGCTCCTGCAGCACCTCATCCGTGCCGGGCTCGATCACCAGCGCGGGCGCTTCGCTGCGGCTGAACGCTTCCACCCTGCTGCGATAGATGCGGGTGCCGACCTGCGTCGTGTTGGTCAGTGCCGTGGCGATGGCAGCCAGGATCTGCTCGCGGATGCTGTACGTCATGCGGCCCAGGGCAGCGGGGCGGTCACGATCGGCGGATTGCGCCGCTTCTCGATTTCACCAGCGAGGCTGGCCTCGATTTGCTCGACCTGGCCTTCCTGCTGGGCGTCAAGCGTGGCCTTGAGCCAGCCCACGACGGTGGCTTCAGTCAGACCCTCGTACACCTCAAACGCTTCCGGGTCGGGTGACTCCAGGCCGATGCTGCCGTAGCAGGTGGACTGTTCATCGCCCTCGGTGGCGTAGCAACGCCAGTGGAGGGTCTTGATGACCGATTCCAGGCCGTTCTCGCTCGGGGCGATCTGACACTGCTCGATATGCCAGCTGTAGTCAGGCATTGCGGTAGCCTAGGTAAGAACACTTGCTGCAGTGGACAGCAAGCTGGGGAGGGTCACTTAGCAGCATGGAATACGGATTTGTGTCATATAGCTCGCTGCTGCACTCCGGGCAGGCAATGCCCGTCGGTTTTGGCTGCCTGAAATAGGGAGTGCCGGAGCGGCTGCGGTTGTGGTCGTCCAGCGAAAGCAGCTCAGTCACGGAAGGAGACCTCCTCAAGGGGTGCGGCTTCGGTCAGTTCGACCTTGGCCAAGAACTGGTTAAGCCGGGTACCGGCGAAGTCGATCAGGGCAGGATCGCTGCTGCAGCGGGCAGCCACGTAGGTTGTGATCAGTTGCACAAGCTCCTCTTTCATGTGGTAAACGTTTCCTGCACAAACCCTAGCCCGAAGTGGGCATCCAAAAACTTCATCATCTTCTCCATGTCGATCCGCAGCCGCTTGCCGGTGGTGGTATCCGTGGAGTCATAGATCCACTCGTTGGTTTCGCGGTCGTGGGGTGACAGCAGTGTGGAGTTGCCTGCAGCGTCCATGACGCGGCACTCGCCAGATGCGGAATACAGGCTGACGCCATTGGTCAGAGTGCCAACCGGTGCGGTGCCGTTGAACATGACTAGCTGGTTGGTGCCTTCTGTGGTAGCGCGGTTGGCGGTGCCGCCGATTTTGAAGTTACCTGTGCTGGTGAGCCTTGCCCGTTCTGCGCCGGCCGTGTGAATCTGCACGTTATCGACAGTCGCGGCGCCCGTCGTGCGCACCAGCCGGATGCCGGTGCTTTCCGAAGAGTCCGCGTCGTTTACAGTCTGAATATCAAAAACAGAGCCAAAGGCCGAGCCGCTCCACCGGGAAATGGTCCGCCAAGATTTCGCGTCGGTGCTGGAATCAGTCGTGGTGTAGTAAACCGCCACAAACCTTGTGTTTGTTAGCTGCAAATCTCTCCGGGTAGAGACAGCCGCTGTGCTAGGGGTAGCCCCAACCCCTACCCTTTGGCTGCTATCGACGTATAGACACCCTACGCCACCCGTGCTCACCGCCACCGTGCTGGTGTCTGGATAGAACAGGCCCGTCGTGCTGCTCCCAACCGGCCGCAGCGCCGGAGCACCAGCAGTCCCCAGCGGCACCGTCACCGCAGAATCAAACGTGGCCACACCCGTCACGTCCAGCGTGCCGGGCAAGTCGACGTTGCTGGTCCACTCCACTCCGGTGCCGGCCGCATCGGTCTGCAGCACCTGGCGAGCTGCGCCATCAGCCAGCTTGCTCACGGCGATCTCAGCGCCGGCGGCGATGTTGCTGTTGTCCAGCGCCACCAGTTCCGCATCAATGGCGTCCAGTGCCGACCTGAGCCGTGCAACGTCCGCCTGCAACGTGTTGGCCACGTTGGGCTTGGCCAGGCTCAGATTTGTGGTGCGATCGTCAATGGTTGGCATGGCTTACTCCGAAGTGGTGCCTGCAAATACTCTGCCGGCACTTCCATAGGGGATCGCGTAGGTCATCACAGACTCGGGCAGCTCGCCGCAGGCATTCACGGCGTAGCCGGTGAGGCGCTGCGGTGGGGTCAGCTCGTTGCCCTCTTCGTCGTACTCACCCGGCACAACAACGGGATCCTGGCCGATCTCGTCAATCATCCACGAAAAGGCGGTGCCGTCCTCGCGAATGGTCTGGCCCTGGGTGTTGAGCCGGTCCTCTTCCTCGTTCCAGAACCCCAGCGACTGCGCTGCAGCTACTGCCGTCTCGTGGTTCGGGAATAGCAGGGTGACGTGGTTCATCGGGTCAGGCTCTGCAGAATGGTGTCGCTGAGGCGGCGGGGCCAGTAGGTGATGTGTGTTATTGAGCCGTTCAGCGACGAGGTTCCGGCGTCAAGCATACCGATCCGCATTTGTGAAACCGCAGGCACCGTGCCAGAGCTATCTGTAATGGGGCTTAAGCCATCTTGACTGATCGCAAACGAGTTTGTTTCATAACTTAGGGCGGAAGCAAACAGCACATTGGCAGGTGGATTGCTGCCAGTGCCGACAATCATTGTCGCTTGCCCGACCCCTCCAGTGTTTACAATCCCTCGCACGCTATTGGATTGCTGCCGAATATCGATCCTGTTGGACGAGGTATTATCATTAACGGCCGCAATGCCGCTTGTGGATGTTGGGCTGGAGCTCAGGCACTGTGCATAAAGTGCTCCGCTGAGCTGGTTATACCACCTACTAAAGTTCGCCCCCGTGATCGTCGCAATGTCCGCCGCTCTTGTCGCTGCGCTGCCGGTGGTGATGATCGGGCTGGTGGCAAAGGCGCCAGCCTCAAGCTGAGCATTTGTCACGGTCCCGCTGACCGTAAGGGTCAGCGTTCCAGCAGTAGGGGTGAATGTCACGCTCACCCGGTTAGCCTCACCAGTGCCAGTGCCGCTCAACGTCCCGGTGCTGACTCCGCTGCGCGTGATGCTTCCTGTGCCAGTGAACGACAGCGTGTAGGCAGTGGCTGCCACTGTCACGTTCTGAGTGCTCAGCGTCGCACTGTTGAGCAGCAGATTCGTCCGCGCCTCCTCGATCAACAGCCCCAGGCACCTTCTCGTTACCGGGTCATGGGTGATCCTCGGGGCATCCGTAGCTCCGGTTTGGAGCGTCCCGCTGGCATCCACGAACGTGCCGCTGCTCGCTCGGGTGAACGTGATCAGGTTTTGCCCGCTGATCCGATCGACCATGCCCGAACGGGAAAAATCAAGATCCAGCGTGGGCATCATCCCCGCACGTCGCCACAGGTCATCACGTACCCAGGGCGGCAGCTGCTGACGCCGGGGCCCCAGTGTCATCAGTTCACCTCCCGGCCTAGTTCAATGAAGTGGCTTTCCTGCGCCGAGGGCTGATAGGCCGCGGTCGCCACCAGAATGCCGTACAGGTTCAGATCGGCAGCGTCGCACACATAATCAAATCCGACGTACAGCACCAGCGAGCTGGAGGAATCGCTCCCAGTGCCCTGCGTCGTGTGGCTGAAATCAATAAACCCCAGCCGGTTGGCGCGGTTCGCCCACAGCAGAGGAAACTGAGCGTTGTCGTTGATCGGAGTTGGCGCAGTCCGGTACAGCCACAGCCGGAACGTGGCCGCCGTGACCGTCGTGCTGTTCTTGATGTGCCGCGCGCTCAGGATCCGCCCGCTGCCGCCATTCCCACGCGCCATCCCGGCGAACGTCATCACCGCCGGCGCGCTGGTGCTGTTGCTCACCACGTCCAGCGCCGCATAGATCGCGGTGTCGTTTGGGCGGGTGAAGGTGGCATTTACCCGGTCGTAGTTTCCTTGCTCAAATCCAAGGGGCATGGCGGGGTCCTCCGTCAGGTTTTCTGCAGGCTGATCTCACAGAACACGCCATCATCCAATAGGCGGTTCTCGCGGACGGTGTACGCACTGCCATCCACCGTCATGCTCGCGCCATAGGCCAGGCTCGTGTAATCCGTGCTGATCACCATCCCATCAGCCACCACCAATCCAGGCATATCCAGAATCCCGTAACCGGAAACGGCGCCACTGGAAACAGCGACGCCGAAATCGGTCAGGAAAAGCTCAGGATCGTCCTGAATCGGTGCCATCAGCCGTACTTCCTCAGGCCGTAGCCGTTCACGGAGTACGTGGTCGTGCCGCTGGCCGCGATAGTGCCCACCAGCCGAATGTACCGCTTGAGGTTGTCGCGGTTCAGCGTCATCACCTGTTTTGACGCAGCCTGCGCCACAGCAGTGAAGCCGCCGCCGGTCACATCGGAGAAATCTCCCGATGTGGTGGTGTCAGAGTGCTGAATCTTGGCAGTCATGGTGCCGGAAGCAGCCGCAGCGCCGGAGTCCAGAATGATCTGGATGTCGCCGTCAAAATCGCGCAGGTCGGCGATGTTTGTCGTAGCGCCGGTGAAGGTGCTGGTTTCCTGCCCCAAGGGGTGGAGCACAAAGTGCTGGAGTTTCTCCAGAGTGACGGGGAGAAGTGCCACGGTTAAACCTCCGAGGTAGTGGCTTTGGGTTTGCGACGGCGGACGGTTGGCTTGCGCTCTTCCGCCGTTGGTTCGTCATCCGGCAGAAAGCCAGAATCGGGCTGTTTCGTCAGTGATTGAGACCCTGCCATCCGCGCCTTCCGCAGGCTGACTAGGTAACGGGCGTCCTGCTCAAGGCAGTCCACCACATCACCAGGCCGCACCGCAGTGCCGGCGACAGAGGTTCGAGACAGGATCTCAATCAACATCAGAATCAGAGGGTGTTGTTGCCGCGGCAGAAAAACTCTGGCCGCTTCACCGCGTAATCCACGTCCTGCAGAGCAATAACGCGGACGCCTCCGGCGGTGCTATTCACGTAAGGATCCACTGTCAGATCCAGCCCGGAGAACAGGCCGAGAATCATCTGAGACCACACCCCAAACCACACGTCATTGCTCGCCACCTGATTGGAGCGAACCACGGGGTATCCGTTGACGGTGCCGCCGGACTCCAGCACAAACTGGGCCGTGCCGGTTGCCTTTTCGGTGGTCTTGAAGCCGCCGTAAATCGTGGCCGTTGTGATGTAGGCCATGCTGCCGATGTCGGCATTGTCTGCCGCAATCTCGGTCTCCATCTGCACCAGCTCGGAGTAGATCGGTTGATTGGCGCCGAAGTCCACCGTGTTGATGCCTGTGGTGTGGCGCAGCCCCAGCGGCTGGCTAGTGTTGCCCAGCCCGTAAAGGCCCACCCGGTCAATCTCCAGCGCCAGCACGGTAGCCAATTCGCGGCGCACCATCTGCTCAACGTCAAGGCTGGACTGCAGCATCAGGCGGCGGGAGAAGTCGGTGTAGGCGCCCACCGTCTTGGGCGACATGTTGATCTGGTCAACAGTCGGATTGCTCTCGGTGGGGGCGGCCTTTTCAGCCAGCCAGTAGGCGGTAGCGGCAGCGGTCTGACGGGGGATCGCCACCGGGCCGGTCAATCCGGTCAGCGTGGTAATGCCCACGGCGTTCAGCGCCATCCGGTTCCGCAGGAGCTCAATAAAGCTCTCGCCTTTGTAGTCAGTGGAGACCAGATCGCCGGCAGCTGAAGCGGTGCCCACGGTCAGATCCCGCTGCATCACCTCATTGGGAACCAGAATGCCCTGTGCCTGCCTGCCGGTGCGCTGCTCCACCGCACGGCTCACCTCCAGCTCAAAGCCGGCAGCATCCCGGGCGCGCGCGTCGCCGGGATTGGCCAGAGCGTTGATCGCCCTGACGAAACTGAAGCCCCGGGTCTCTTTATCGGTGAGGCCAATGTTGGCGCTGCTCGCCACGGGCTGGGGGACGACGGGGCTGGCTTTGGGCTGCGCCGGCTGCTTGGCGCCGCGCTCAGCGATCACCGTCAGGACCTGCTTCATCGCGTCCGCCTCGGTGGCGCCGCGCTCGATCAGGT